TTCAGATACATTTACACCTGGTGACAGTTGAAATGCCATAGTATCTCTCCTTTGTGAAGTGGATTATTCTTGTTGTTATTATTTAGAAAAATGAAGATTTTACAACTTTCTTTTCCAATTAAAGTCATCCCAAGGATATCTCTTGGTTCTATCCTCAAACCACACGTTTCCAAACTCATCCACCTCGTAGTCTGGGTTATCAACACCGTTGTCTATGATAGGTAAAGGTGTTAAATCCGTATCCATAATGTTCAATTGTTCCTGTTGGAGCGTAACTCGTATATCATTGTTTATATTTTCTTTGAAGTATCTCTGGGCTGTCAACCAACCGAAATGAACTAAAGTCATCACAAGATCGTCGTTATTACCTTCTTCCGCTTTAAATGTCTGTTTATCAGCAGAAAATGTTGTTAATTCTGTTATAGTTTCAGCGTCATTTATAATCAACTTATCACTTTCAATGAGCGTCTTTAGATTGGTGCAACCGATCATTTTTGTCTGCTTGGACGTTTTTAAACCGTAAGCAATTCTCTTCTTAAATCCCGGAGTCTGCTGTTGACCCTGTTTACCTTTCATTTCGATCTTGATAAGATTTTCGTAAGCAAGTTCGAAGTGTATGATATCCGATACTTGAAGCCCAATACTATTAATTTCCACAAGTACAAACGCATCATTGTATAGTTTGGCTGTCTGGACAATAATTGTAGGGAACAAGAACGGAGATATCTTGTTGTTTCTATACTTGGCTACCTGTCTGTATGGTATCTCGGTAACGTCAAAGATTGAGAACGTCGAATAGTCCAGTCCTTGCCCTTCAGCCACGTCCACACACATTGTATAGGTTCTGTTTGGCTGTGGCTCTTTGTATATATCAAAGTGTCCTTCGGATCTAACAGGATTGTGCCAGACAAGAGAACGGAGCTTTGCTGGATGAATAAGAGTATTAGTAGAACCGATAAACTCACACTCGAACTCTTGACGGAACTGATCAGGACTGGTGTTACGGATCGTCTGCTCTTTCCAAGCTTCATCGCGGCCAGGCACCATGCTCCAGTGAATTTCAATAGGCACATAGTCACTGCGCTTTTCAATCGCTTCTGTCCACATGCGATAGAACTGATTGAGTCCATTAGGTGTAGACACGATGATGACCTTGGTGCTTTGACCAGAAGAAATCGTAGGATAGGTAGACATGAAGAACGCTTCTGCTATATTGTTTGGAACGAACGCGAACTCGTCTAAAAATACGATGTTGAACGAACGACCACGAACAGATGAGCCAGACGTTGAGTCTGCCATGATACGCGAACCGTTAGCCAACTCAATGGAACCTTTATTCCATTCTTTTACGCCTTGCTGTAGAAAACGAGGCAGATATTCAAAAGAAAGTTGAAGACGACCTAAAATTTCACGGGCCATAGCAGACTTGTTAGCCAGAACTGCTACGTTAACGTTTTCGTTGAACAGAATGTAGTGTAGCAAATAAGCAACAGATGTGGTAGTCTTACCAACCTGACGCGGAAGTTTACAGATAGAGAAGCGATTGGTATGGAACTTCATAAGCATGTCCTGCTGGAAATCCCACATGCGGAATGGCATTAGACCATGATCAACGTTGATGATTTTCATATAGTTCATGGCAAAGTATACAGGATCATTCGCACACTTTATGAACTCATCCATTTCTTTTTGAGTAAAAGCATGTCTAAAATCTTCGCGTGGAAGATTTGGGTTATTGTTATACCCTTTGGTCATTATTTGTAATATGGATTCTTTGGATCGGTATCGTTTGTAACATCTGGCCACCAATCAAGTTCATATCTTTTACCACTCTTAAACATCGCTTTCATCGACTTGATGCGCTTTTCATACTCTTCTTTACTAGGCTTAACATTACCTTCAACTACATCTAAAACATACTGTATTGTTACAGCGTTGGCACTAAGACTGGCACATCTTGCTCCTACTTCACCTTTAAGATGATCAAGCAATATACTTTCGCTACTATCAGCTAAGATGTTGGATAGTTCATGAGGAACTTTAAGATCAACATATGAATAAACATAGTCGTAATGTGGACTAGGAGAAGAATGTAAGATGTATTCATCCAAAACTTCAACTCTTTTAAACCCATCAACATCATGCCAAATAATTCTATTTGATGTTAACTCATCTGGTTGACCAAAAGTTTTTTGTAAATGTTCTGCGTATTTTGCAGGTTCTTTATTTTTCCATTGAGATAGTGGAGAAGATGATTCTTTTAAAAACTGCTTAAACGTCCTCATTCTTCTGCTCCTTAATCTTTTTTAACAAGTCGGCAGTAGTGCCAACAAAAATGGCTTTTTCCACATTAACCGCAGTTTCTTCTTTCTTATCGCCTCTTAGATCCTTAGTCTTCTTCTGTAAATCGTAAAGGTCTTTGGTAGTGTCAGCAACGGTTCTCATCATGGTAGCCAATACCTCATACGCGCGCGGAGATTCCGATTCTTTAGCAAGATCGGTTAAACTTTCCATCGCGGAGTTGCCTTTGTTAATAAGATCGCGGAATGTTCTACGCGAAAGATTATAGTCAGCCTTAATATCATCATCTTCGTGTGGAGTATTGATGATTGGTTCAGGTGCTTTTGGCGGTATAATCTCTACTGCGTTTTCAATACCAAGCGCATCACTTAATACATCATTATTCTTCATTCTGTTTCAGGCCATTCTGTAATTGTTGTAGTATATCCAAAATCTTCTGTTGGTTCAGCATCAATTGGATCTGGTTCAATCTTGATTTCTACCAACTTGAGAGGTGCTACTTCGAAACTGCTTATGGTACTAACAGCATTTGTTGAGACGCCTCTAATTGTATTATTTACAATAAATTGTCCTTGAGCGCCACCTAATACTAGTTTTAAGTTGTTATTATCCCATTCCAAAACATATCCGTAAGCGTTTGCTGTATTGAAATTTGTTCCTTGATAAACAACATCATCAATTTTAAAATTGCCATTTCCTACAGGATCTGTTACATTAAGTCTAATGATATTACCAGCCTTCAAACTCTCATCATTATAGATATTGGCAAATACCTTACGAATAATCTTTGGTAACTGAACTGGACCATAGTAATTGGCTTTCATGGTAAAGTTTAGAGTCCATGAAACATAACGAACGGCATCAAAATTTCCTTCGTGTTCAATTATATTTGAAACGCTGTTAAGGATAATAGGAACGTCTTTCTTGAATCCTAATGCTGGAATAGTTTCAACGGTAACAGTATAGTCAGGATTAAAGTATGGTATAATTTGTTCTATGATATGTGTTCCATCGTCTACATTTCTTGCATAGATTTGCAAGTCAAAAGACAAGTCATAAGGCACACCCATGTACTGTGTAGCGCCTCTTGTAGCAGTATTAGCAGTAACACCTGATCTTAATAATGAGTTCTGTTTTCTAGATGCATCATATGCAAAGTTAGTCAACTCGAAAGACATACGAGGCAGAATAACCTGGACTGGTCTTTCCAAATCTGGATCTGCTCTTAAACGAGCATAGTACTTTTCTTTTGGAGCATAAACAATTGGAACTTTAAATCTTTCTATCTCAACTCCACTATTTTTGTTCACTCTTTTGATAGTAATGTTGTTGAACATATTACCAAAAAGAATAACGTACTTTCGTGTTAGTTGATGATAGAAATAAGCATTACTTAACATTACGGTACTCCAAATGGATTGATTTCGGACAAGTCAATAAACGTATCAGCCTCAGTTTGAATGATACGATTATCGGAATCATCATAATCAACCAGATCAGCAAGAGTATCAGAATTGCTTAGTCTATATCTGGTATTTGATTGAGTGCCGATAACATTAGCATTTGCTGTAAACTCACCCTTAACATTAATAACTTCAATAACTTTAGTTTCTGGAATCCAGTGTTTGGCCTCTGCCGATGCTGTAGAGTATTCAAGATTTGCGCCTTGATATACAATTTCATTCTTGAAGTAGTTTCCTGTGCCTGTACCAAGCGATAGTGTTACAGTATAGGCTGCTGCGTGTTCCATATCATCAATCTTTTCATCACCAGTTTCAAAGTCTTCGTTGCTAAAGCGGAATACTTCACAACGTAATTCGTAGATATAAGCGTTTCTTTTACCAAGCGAGAAGAACATTAATTCTTCTTCAACGAACTTTATTTCAAAAATCTTGTTAAGAACTGGAACAAATAGTAGATCGCCTTCACGCGGTCTTGTAGCCACAGTGGAAGGCATATATTTTTCAAATGATCTACGCGAGACAACAAAGTTGGATGTATCTCGAATTTCTAATCCAAACTTAGAGAAGAAGTCCCCATCGCCTTCGTAACCTTCAACGTTGGCTAGATACATTTCCATGCTGTACGCGCGTGTGAACTTAGAGTTAACGCTTTCACCGAGAACATCATCGGCCTGATCATACACTTCTCTTGGAAGATACTTGATATCGTGGCCCATAATTTGAATTGATTCTACAATCAAATCCTCAAGGAGCATATTCTCGTTGATGACGGATGGAGAGTAATTGTTAAAGTATACTGAGGTTGCCATTGATTACCCCATTATAAACTGTGGCGGTTCTTCGTATGTATCGCGGATCAACTGTTCAACTTCATTAATTTCGGTTGTAGCCTCATCATAGATTTGCTGACCGTTCATAGTAATACCACCAGGAAGTTGCATTCCGCCAAACTTCTTCATGTTGTTACCCCAAATACGCTTGATGTATGCTGTTGTTAGGCGTTTAAGCATACGATCATTCCACACATCGGTATATGTGGCTGGATCGATTATGATAAATCCTTCGATAATTAGCCACTCACCTGCTTGATTCATTGCCCAGTTCATATCAAGATAGAGTTTGTTTGAGTGACGATTGAAACGAATTGGTTGTTCACCAGAAAACATCATATCCAGAGTTCTAATGTGCTGCATAGTCAAAACGTAATTTACATACGATGTGCTGGTAAAATCATACAATTCATGGAGACGCAACTGATAACGCAAATCAAACATGTTGACCGATGCATTTGTTGTTGAGATTGGAAATATTCTAGTTACACCGATGATATTGTCCGTAATTGGAAGATATCCGTTACTGATATCTTCGTCAGTAAGTTGGTGTTTTAGATACCAACGTTCAACTCCATCAAAGTGAAAATCTTGAAAGTATTGGAGTGATGCATCCACACAATCATCTACCTGATCATCATCCACGTTGATATTGATGACAGGATGCCCTAGTTGTCTAAGGCACCAATCTTTATGTTGCTCTCTATTTGATGGAATTGCCATTTATGTGTCTCTTTTTTTACTTTCTTATATTTATAAAATTAAAATGGAGAAATAGGCCATTCAATATTATATGGGTCAGATTGGAGTGTAATATCACGCAAGGCTTGTGCATACGTGTCTAAACTTTCAATACTATCTGTCGATGTAATATTTAGTCTAATTTGAGATTGATTGCGAAGAAATCTCCAGTCTAAAAGGGATAGCATATAATCGCGTTGTGATCTAATCTCTTGCCATTTACGTTCAAGTTCTAGTCCTAACTCTTGCTCGGTCTTATCTCTTACATTCCAATTAGTGCCTGTCCACTCAAGGATTTGAGTATCTGGAATAGATGCTGGCGGATCTTCAACCGCAATATATCCAGCGTCAGCAATCTCTTCAGGTGTAAAACTTGTTGGATCTGTACGTGTCAAACCGTTAGATAGTTTGATACGAAAAGGAAGTTGATTTGGATATGATCCATCTTTTGAATATAGTGTCATGATTACCTTTACCTAAAATTAATTATATTACGTTTCCTGTGTCAGTAAATGGATAAAATCTACTTGAACCCGGCCAAATGATTCTAATAGCACCTTGACCGCCGTTACCTCCAGATCCGTTAGTATCATCATCACATGCGCCACCACCACCGCCATAGTTACCTCCGTTTGGTCTTGTTCCTGCTGTACCGCCGCTACCTGCACCACCGCCTGTAGGTCCATTGAATGGACCGGCTGAGCCGCCAAAACCTTGACCAAAGATTCCTGTACCACCGCCGCCATAACCTTGACCAGAGTTAGTAGCACCACCTCCACCGCCGCCGTCACCTGCGCTACTTGAACCAGCTCCTGTAGTGCCTCCTGCACCGCCTGCACCTAAATAACCGCCAGCACCACCACCACCTGATCCTGTGTCTGTTGAGTTGCCGCCGCTATTACCTCCAGCAAAACCACCTTCTCGTTGTGTGCCTGTAGATGCGCCGCCGGTCACTGTTGCTGTAGAACGGGCTAGTCCGCCAGCACCGCCACCGCCTGAAAGAAGAACAGTTGCTCCTCTTGATATTGTAGATGGACCGCCGGCAGTACCATTATTTGTAGAAGTTCCGCCATTGCCTCCAGTACCTACAACAATTGTTAAAACTTCTCCCGGAGTTACAGGAATTTTTCCATATGCTGAACCACCGCCTGCGCCACCCGATACACCATCATTTCTTCCAGATTCGCCACCTCCGCCTCCACCTCCACCTCCGATACAAACCGCAGAGATTTCGGTAATACCAACTGGTACTGTCCAAGTTTGCGTTCCTGTTGTTGTAAACTCAACTTGACCTGGAGGAGTGTATTGAGAACGAATATATTTAAATGCTGCTTTAAGATTCCATACACCAGAATTCTTTCTATTTCCATATACAGGTATTGTTAGAGTTCTTGGTCTCAAAGCAATAGTAGCAGCAGCATATGAATAGTTTACACTGTCTGTGCCACCAAATGTCCATGCAGCAGGATCATACGAACCACTTGTCCATGCTACGTTTCCAACACCTAATGTAGTATCAACGTTATCAGCACTTCCCACTGTTATAAAATTACTCAAATAAGAAGCAGTAAACGTAGGAGTACCTGCTAGATGTGCAGAAGCAGCAACAACAACAATTTGAGTATTAGCAGTTACAGGTGTTATTGCTGATGGATTAGGAATAGCAGTATTTAAACCTTGAGTAACAGTGCTAGTTACATCTAGAGGTGTTGTTAGATCGGCGTTTCTCCATACATGTATAGCATATGCACCCGCATGTTGGGTATTGCCTGTTTGAGGACGAGTAAAATTTGTATCAGGAGTTGCTCCCATAAATTTATAGCCGACAAACAAATCTGATGATTGACTATCTGGTGCATATAATTCTGCAATTGATGTATATCCTGTAACAGCCAATGATTGATTAAGGTTGCTATTAGCACCGACCGATACAGCAACAAGCACAAGATCATTGGCCAAAGGTGTTGTACCAGCGCCACCAGTTAAGTTAAATGTGATTGTGCTAGTTGATGTTGTGCCTTGATAAGCAGCAATTTGACCACCTACATATACTAGTGTGTCTTCATCATTATAGGTACTAAGAATATAACTATTAGCGTCTCCATAATCAAGTGTAACGCCAATCATACCCCCATTGAGAAAACGACTTTCCATATCTTATGCTATATTCTCAAATGAACATACTGCCATTAAATCATTATTTGCTGATGCTGCACATCTTAAAGCATCTCCTTCTTGAAGGTATATTGAATTTTCTTTTGAAATAACTACAAGAGATGCATCCGCAGGAACGGTAATTGTGCTTGCCAGTCTATATGCTATAGATGATCGGAATAAATCAACGGTAACATCAGCCGCATTCACACCATCGACGTTTGCGATAATCAAAGAATTGATTCTATAAACTCTACCAGAAGCAGCAGCATTTGACACAACACTGGTTAATACAGTGGTTACGTTTTGAACTGCTGTATTGCCACTAATTACTGTTGTATTAAAAATATTTGGATCTGCCATTTTTTTTCCTTACTCTATCTACCAAAAATCATTGAAAGTATAATTGATTTACCATTAGAAGCTCCATTTGTTAGTGCTGCACCATTTACTAGGAAAGAAGAAGCGTTAACTGCACCCACAACATCGAGTTTTGTATTTAGACCAACAGTACTATCTGTACGACCAATAAGAAGATTGCCTGTCGTGACTCTTAATTCTTTAAGATTTGTTCTACCAGTAGAGCGGGCAATAGTAAATGGCGCTTCAATAAAAACTCCAGCATCACTGTAACTGTAAAAATTCATATTTGCGCCTGTATTAGCGCCAGTTTCAGCACTATCGGCACCGAACAACCAACGATTCACGCCGCCCGTTTGATAGATGAATGCTTTTTGAGTGTTGGCAGCAGCGTTAACAACTACATAAGCGTTAGAAATTGTATTATTTCCAAATGCACTGCTAGGATCGATGTAAGGCATATACACGCCACCGGTACCGCGATTGATCGAAAATGGCGTATTGAGAAATGCGCCAGCATCATTATGTCTTTGAATTTCAAAATTGGAACCAACTCCCGATCCACTTTCGGCCCCTGAACCTGCTACTATATCCCAACGAGCAGTACCATTAGTTTGTACTTTTACGCCACGTTCGGTAGATGCTGCGCCATTTATTTCAATACTGGCCTCACCTGTTCCATTACCAACATCCACAATACCTGCACTTGATACTCTAAATCTTTCACTTGCGGCCGCACCGTTTTGCATCAACTTTACAACAAAGTCAAAATCTTCACTACCGGCTGTAACGTCTGTAGTGACAGTTTCGAGTCTCATTCCTGTTTCAGTATTGTTGTTAGTAGTCTCAACTTGATAGTCAAGACCAGCACCAATACCTACACCAGGCGTTAGAGTTGTATTGTGGACAACAGCACCAGGATAAGTTATACCAGTATTATTAGTATCGTTAGCACTAAATGTACTAAATGATGTATTTAAAAAATCGCTGAGTCTTACAACCATTTATTATTTCCTTTATGCCTGTGCCTCTGACCATCTCAAAAGAACATGTCCTGAACCAGTGCCAGCAGTAAGACGAATGTTAATGGCTAAAATATCAGAACCATCTGGATATTGAAAATCACCACCAAGAGGCGCGCCAGTCAATTCTTTCAATTCACTAAGATCAAGTCTATCGTTAACTGAACCAGTTGTAGTAGATGGAGCAGCAAACGCGAATACCTGTTCGCCTGGAACTGCTACTGTTCCTGCTGACCAAGTAATAGCAGTAGCAACCTGTGCGAGACTTGGTTGCCCACCAACAGCTTCAGTATTTAAAGGAAGCCATGTCGCAGAAGAGAAATTCTTAGGATTCAACACACCTTCAACAATAACTGCTCCCGGAGTAGTACCACCACTTAAAGCGACACCAACTGCGTTCAATAGAAGCTGAGAACGATTTAGAAGGTCTCTTACTCCAAGACCTCCAACCTGACTATTTGAAACTGATGGAGCCAAACGAATCAAGAATGCGGTTTGGTTTGCTGTTGTAAGACTTATACCAACACGTTGATAGTTAAAGATATATCCGCGATCTTTTGTAAATCCACCATCCATAATTAGAGCAGATCCCCAATGGGTTAGAGTAGGCGAACAAGTATTGCTTATCACAATTACACCAGTGCCTGCTGTATGACTTGCGGCCGCTCCTGCTGTAAAGGTTGTTGATGTGCCTGCTTGCCATTGTGTTAGCGTTGCTGCACGGGTTGCACCAGTAAGATTTCCTGCACCAGTTGATGCTGATTTACCAGTATATCTTATCATTTCATTATCTATGTATATAGTACCAGCAGTTGGAAAATGTTCTAGTGCAGCTACAGGAATTGTCGTAGTCACGTTGTCGATTGCAGAAGTTAATGAGGTTACCGGAGTATCGTTCTCGATTGAGTAACGAACAGGAAGGTTACCTGATCTCATATACGCTTCGTCATTAACGTTGTTATTTTTAAGTCGGTGAACATAAGTCCAATTACCGTCACGACCTCGAATCATAAAATCAACAAAGCCTGCACCATACCAAGTATATTGCAGACCAACCATTTGCATCTTATTTAAGTCAACATTAAATCCGCTTGGTCCAGTTCCATCAATCTTGTCAAGGTTAAACTGATCTTGTCTAATTCTTATTTCTTGAATTAAGTTACCTTTTACTCCAGAAGCATTACCGCCTCTATAATCAGGGGAAACAAACATAGAAGTATCACTTACTACTTGTATAACATGATGAGTCATACCACGAATAACTACTCTATCGCCTGCTTTTAACTGTTGTGTGAAACGAGTATTTGTTCCAGTTACAGCATTAGAGTTTTGAGTAACAGCTAGTGTTCCACTCAATTGCGTTGTGGCATTTCTTCTTACAACTGAAAGAATCTGGCCATCATATTCCCAGAACAAACCATTTTGTTCATCGAATAGACCTGCTCGAACTGCGGCACCATCCCAAGATTTTACATATGCTTTTGCACTAATGCCTAATACTGCGGTTGTTGCTCCAAGTACGCTAGTTGATAAAAATGTAAATTGGTAATCACTTGTTATTCCATTTACGGTATATGTTCCATTATAACCAGATGTAGTTGCTCCTGCTATTTCTATAACGGCTCCAATTTGTAAACCATGATCTATATCATCTGTAGTAACTGTAACTGTAGAACCTACTATTGTTCCAGATGCAGTTATACTTCTAACATCATAATTTGGTCTGAACAATGTGCCAGATGACCAGAGAAATCCTTTACCTGATTGATATCGGAAATATCTTTTACTCTGTCTAGCAACAGTTGCACCATATGTCGGTGTTTTTGTAGATAGAATAACACCACCATCTTGAGGTCTATGGTTGATTGTAGCATTTGTAAGGGCATATAGAGTAACAGTTGCAGGTGATGTAACCGCTAAACCAGTTCTTGCAGTATAACTTAAACTAGTCAAACTTGGAACGCCTGTAACGACGAACGGTCCCGAAGCAATATTGGCGTTAGTACCAGCTGCGACATTAGCGTGAATGGCTGTACCAGGAATTAATCCATGCGGGTTTGTAAAGTTTAACGTAATTACTGATGGGTTAGCGCCACTGCTTGTTGCTGATGCGACCGGTATCGATGCACCGCTATAAAGTGCACCACGTTTCATTACCGTAGCATCTGTAAGTAGAGATTGTCCGCTTGCTGTTCCAACTACACCTCTTGCAAAATATGTAAGAGTAGTTGTGGTTGGTACTGTATTGACAATAAAAGTTCCGTCAGCCCTACTAAATCCTGCTATTCCAGAATTCAAGGCTGCTAAGTTAACAACTTGCCCAGCAGTAATACCGTGAGCAACAGATGTGGTAACCGTAATCAAACTATTTGTTGAACTTGTTGTTGTCCAATCAGTTGTTATTGCTGTTACAATAAGGTCAACACCTGGCAATTCATAGGCCGATGGATAACCTCTTACCGTTCCATATCCTGCCCACTTAGTTGGTTGTAGACCATATTCGAAGTCAGCGTCGATTAGCGATTCTGGATTAGATACTCTCATACGCTCAATAGCGTCAGTGCCAAAACTCCAAGGTCTAACAGTCGTTGCTGCATCTGAAGCTGGCTCGTCAACATAAATTGCGATCTTATCAGCAGCATTCATAGTTGTGGTATCAATATCTAATGTGACAGTAGTATAACCACCAACAGATTGTGTTAGGTTTGGAAATATGTTAGCCAAGTCACCAGTTGTAAACGCAGCAGTGGTGCCAGCAAACGAAGAATCTGCAAAATTATACAGAGTGATGTTTCTAGTTGTGTTTATTATTAGAAGAACACGCTCTAAAGGATATCTGCCAGGGAATCTTAAAGTTCCTGCGTTAGCGACTCCTGTTGTGAACGAATACTTTTCTATAATCTTCTTTGCCATATTTTATTTCCTATTATCCTAATGCTATGCCATACGCGATGCTAGATGCTACTGAAGTTGTATCTGCAAGACCGCGTGGTCCAATAGACGAGTATACATGCCATGTGCTACCATCGTATACAAATTCAGTACGTGTTTGTCCAATATCAAGGCTAAAATCATCGGCTATAGACTCAATAGTTGAACTATTTCTACCCACAGTTAATGGATTAGTTGTAAAGTTTCCTGTGTCATAAATTGTAATCATTGCTCCAGAAGTTGGAGTTGCTGGTAGTGTTATAGTAAACGTGCCGGCATTCGTGTTACATAGTAATCTATCTCCATTTACCGCAGTATAATTTGCTGTTTTTGCTGCAAATGCGCTAGTTGTTGCTGATGTGCCTTGAATACCCTGTACTGATGGTCCCTGAAGACCTTGTAAACCTAATATACCTTGAAGTCCAGTTATTCCCTGAAGTCCTGTGGTTCCTTGAGTACCTGTGGTTCCTTGAGTACCTGTGGTTCCTTGAAGTCCAGTTGTACCTTGAGTACCTGTAGTACCTTGAAGTCCAGTTGTACCTTGAAGTCCAGTTGTACCCTGTGTGCCTGTAGTGCCTTGAGTTCCGGTTGTACCCTGAATACCGTTAGCGCCTTGACGACCTTGAATACCCTGAATACCAGTATTACCTTGAAGTCCTATTGTTCCTTGAAGTCCTATGGTACCCTGAGTACCTGTAGTGCCTTGAGTACCTGTGGTTCCTTGAAGTCCAGTAGTTCCTTGAGTACCAGTTGTACCTTGAGTTCCGGTTGTACCCTGAATACCGTTAGCGCCTTGAGTTCCAGTTGTACCTTGTGTGCCAGTTGTTCCTTGACGACCTTGAATACCGTTTGCGCCCTGAAGTCCTATGATTCCTTGAAGTCCTATGGTACCTTGAGTACCTGTGGTGCCTTGAGTACCTGTAGTACCTTGAGTGCCTGTGGTACCTTGAATGCCGTTTGCGCCTTGAGTTCCAGTTGTACCTTGTGTGCCAGTTGTTC